CTATGTGTAAGCGGCTACTTTATCAGAATTTGATGTCTTTGTGACTACCTTATTCACATACGAGTTAAGGTAGTAACTATATCGCCCATCTTTACGGGGCGGGTCAATTTCACCTTTCTTAATTCGATCATAAAAGGTTACTTCAGTCATTTTCATGCGTTGTGCAAATTCTTTTATAGAGACACGACGTTCGTCAGTAATGGTAACTTGTTTCTTCAACTGTTGAAGCTCGTCGTAAATCTTTTCAAGCATGTTTTGTTCTGGAATAGAGTTATTCACATCAACCTCCTTCAGCTTCTTCATCTGAGTTACGTTCCGTTAAGTGCTCTGCCAAATCTTCTTCAAAAGCCTTTCTTTCCAGTTCTAAATCAATCATCACGCCACCTCACTTTCTTCACGAATTTCACGAGCAAAGAGCGCATAAGCATCATCTTCGCTAAACCCAATGTCTATTAAGAAAAATCCATGTGGTGCAATTGGATCCCACTTAGTAATATCAGCAGTATCCATCATGACTTCCCAATCATCTTCCGAAGCACTTGCTTTCATCCAGATTTCAACTGTTTCGATATTGAAATGTCGCTCAAGTTCAGTCCATTCTTCTTCGTTGAAATGTTCTGATTCACTACTCATTGCATTTATATATGCGCAATATTCGGGATGAATCCATTGGCCCATATCATCACGCACAATTTCAGCAGGTTTTAATTGATTAATTTCCATCTCGCCACCTTATCTCTTATTACAACCAATCATTTTGTGACCCTTTTCATTGATCAAAAAATCTCGACATATTGATAAAAAGTTTCTGTTGCATTTATCATTTTTAAATGAACGCCCAACAACACCATTCGGCTTCTTGATGCTAAAATTAGAATCATTGGATATGTCGTAGTTCTTTTTTAAGCACCATTCTTTAAACTCGATCATTAAATAAGACCTGGTTCGTAATGCGTAAGGGATTAAGTAAAGTCTCATCACGCCACTCCTAAGCTTTTGATTGCTTCATCAATGCTTTTATTAAATGCTCGAACATCAGATTCCATGCCAGAAATATCCAAATCCTTTGCAAATACACGAATAACAATGATCTGAAGTTCTGCTTTCAATCGTGGGTCATAGCTCACAAAATCACACCACTCACGACGAGTGCAAGACAATTGACTGGTGATCTGTGGAATATATTCATCAGGCACTTTTCTAGTCAGAAGCGTATTAAGGTGCGTTGTTGTGTCAGGGCACTTAACTTCAATTTGCCCATCTTTACCTACAATCCCATCAGGTGACGCGCCAAACATTTCAATAAAAGAGTGATCAATAAGACCAGTCCCAATCACAAAATTACCTGTTTCATTTTCATATGCTGCAATAGCACGGGGTTCATTATCGATTCCCCATTGCATATTAAAATTAGTAGGAATTTCTTTTTGAACGCCAGTAAGGCGCTCAGCTAGAATAGTTAAGCCCAATGCATTTAAAGCTTTGCCTTTCATAGGCTTCGCATTTAAATCTTTAACGCGACTTGCAGTCACTTTACCTACACGATCTGCAAACCAATCCTCACTACGCTGGAGAATGTTCATATGTTTCTCCTTGGTTAGATAAGGCTTGATCAGCAAACTGCGCTATTCCTTTTAAGTTGACAGAATGCTTTGCCCACAAGTGGTTTTTATGTGAACCATGGGGCAATGCTTCATACGCACTCTTAAGGCGCTCTGAACCGTATTGCGATTCACGATTCAGAGTAGGCAAGTGCTCATCCTCAAACTCTTGATATCCATCTGGAATATCAGATGTGACCGTCTTAACCTGTGAAGTTTGGCAATCATCAATACGACGAGCTTCATCTTCGTCATAAATACCCGAAAAACCAAAAGCCACACGTGCACACTGAATTAGCGCTTTATGACGCAGCATGCGTTTTGGGTATTTCTTCCATGGTTCGGATGTGCCTTGGCATTCGCTCAAATACTCAGTCACAACAGTAGGGTGTGATCGATCTTTGCGGTAGATTTTGCAAGTGCACGACTCATCATCTTGCTCAAACTGAATACCATCACAGACAGGGTTATCATTAATAATTCGCGCCCAACCATCAATACCAACAACAGGGGTGATGCCACCGCCTTTGGCAGGGAAAGCATAAATTTCTTTGGTAAATGGGTTGAGCTTGTACTGGTTTGCAACAATCAAAAGACTGACAAGCTGCACGTCATTCGCGCCTTTAAACACAGTGTCAATTAATGTCTTTTTTAACTGCTCTGGATCCACATCAACCATGTCAAACGCCACAGCCACTTTGTGCATTTGAGCTAGAACAATATTGTTATTTGCAGGTGCATTCATCTTCTAATCCTCAATATTTGACTGAAACATGCGGAACTTGGTTGTTTGCAATCGCAGTAATAACCGCTTTTGCCTGACCTTCATCTAGTCCGATTTCACAAAACTTATTCAAAATTTCACGATTGATTGAGCGCATGTGTTCTTTATTCGCTAAACGCGCTGCTTCCGCTTCCTGATCAGCTTTAATCTTTGCAGCTTGTTCGGCTTCAATGCGTAAGCGTTCCGCTTCAATCGCTTGCTGCTTTTGAGTCTCAGCTTGTTTTGCTTGTTCAATCGCTTGCTGTTTTAGTTTTTCTTCACGCAAGATTGCGGCTTCATGTTCTGCTTTAAGTCGAGCTTCACGCTCAGCAGATTCACGAGCTAATTTTTCAGCCTGTTCACGCTCTGCTTGAGCTTTCTTTTCAGCTTCGATTCGTGCATTTTCAGCAGCTTGACGAGCAATAGCCTCATCACGTTCTTTTTGCTGGCGCTCAATTTCAGCTTGACGCAAACGCTCTAATTCAGCCTGTTCGGCTTCATATTTTTCACGTGCAGTCAGGGCAGTGCGTAGCTTTTCAAGTGTTTCCAATTTTGCGATTTTGGCTTCTTGTTCGAACTCTTCGAAAGACGAATCAATTTCTGTATTTTCAAGATCAAAGATATAACCCTTAATCTCGTGAGATTCTTTATTCAAGATGTTTTCACCATGCAAGCTATGAATGGCTCTAATTACCGCTTGATGCTTTGCAACACGATCATTTTCGGCTTGCTCCCAGTCATCTAGCGGCTTTCGAATCTCATCACGCAGTGCATCACACTGGTCACGCCATGCCTTACGATCACGATCAATTGCAGCAGCCTGAGCTTTAATACCTGCAACCAAATCCTTGCCGTGATTATCTACAGCAGTTTTAGATTTACTTACCTTGTAAGCTTGAGAAGCAATAGCATCACGGCCTTTTTTTGTGGTGACATCTGGAACAATTGAACGCGCTTGTTCTGCCATACGATCAAATAAATCTTGAATACCATTTTCTTTTTGAAATGCAACGACAATTGCATTTTGTTCAATAACTTGTAGTTCGCTCATGCCGCACATCCTTTCAATTCTTTAAGTTTTTGATCAATCGCATGTTCTTTCAGCCACTCGTTTAACTTTTGTGCCTGTGCTTCTGTGAGCTTAAATTTCATGCCGTTACTAACTTCGTATTCGGAAAAGTTATCGACCACCGCTACACACTGCGTATCTACTTCGAGATAGTCATAAGACACATCAATATTTTCTTGAACATCAAGCGACACTGCATATTCAAACGTGTCTTCTTTTTCAGATGCTTCAATTACGCCCGCAACAAAAATGGGCCAGTTTGTTTGAGCAGTCAGAGTGAAGTAGACTAAGTTATTCTGAATATAGAACTCATTAGCCACAGCCAATTCAGGGAAAGAAGCAGCAAACCGTTCAGGTTTATGGAACATATTCATTTCGAGTGCCCCTTTAGTTTGCGAAGCTGCTCAACGACGATTTTTATTTCAGCCTCTTTTTCCCACCAATACGCTGGCAAATCATCTGATTCATCGAGCACAACGGAACAGTATTCTCTTGGATCAAGACTGTTTAAAATCCAGATTAATTGACCAACTTTGTAGTTCTTTCCACAAGCTGGCACTTCGATTTCAAGTTTTACGGTGCGGGGTTTTAGACGGAACTCGTAATATTCATCTGCATCAAAAGCACTAATCATTAAGGTTGGAAATACATCAATCCAGTTATCACGATTACTGTCTTTTTTGTCTCTAAGCTGAATATACTCACCTTTAGCCCACGCAAGTTTTGCTTCTGCACCACTGATCAAGCCTTGTTCTTTTAACTTACTTTGAGCAACAAGTTCACGGAGTTGGGGCAGGGTGAGTTCTATATAATCTTTGTGCGCATCATGATTTAAACTCAAAGCTCTGCTATAAAAGGGAGTATCACGGTGCAAACTCTCAACAACTGCAACAATAGTTGCAGGGTATTCACCAGAAGTACAAACCCCCTTTTTATACCCAAGTGCAAAAAACAACTCTTGAGCTTCACGACTTTCAGCTTCATTGTTGACGCGGATTTTGCAGTTATTCATCGAGCAACCCCCAATTTATCGCTAGCAGTAGATTGCAGTACAACCAAATCACGATTAGAGCCATTGTTGAACTCCTGCTGATAAGCCTTTGCCTTAGCTTCTTGATAGTCGGCTTCTTTCTCACAACCCTTCATTCCAAAAATTGTAAGAGAGAAGAAGATTGCTGCGACGCATGCGTATGCCATGCCTGAACTTTGGTAGTCATTGTTGTTCATTGATCAACCTCCTCATCTGAATGAACATGCGCTTCACAAGCAGCCAAAAGCATGACCTTGTATTGATTCCAAAATTTCAAAGCATCACTATCCATGCGACTAATTTCTTGATCTGTAAAAGCTTTCCATTGCTCTACCTTGTGGTTTTGACAGCCGATTCGCATGTAACCAAATCCATTAATGCAAACAAGCCATCGCAAGGTTGGGATAATAAGCGGAGCATTTTTCGCGCCCCGAAGATTCGCGCCCCGAAGATTCGCGTCCCAAAGATTCGCGTCCCGAAGATTCGCGCCCCAAAGATTCGCGTCCCGAAGATCCGCGCCCCCAAGATTCGCGCCCCGAAGATCCGCGCCCCGAAGATCCGCGCCCCCAAGATTCGCGCCCCGAAGATTCGCGCCCCGAAGATTCGCGCCCCGAAGATTCGCGCCCCCAAGATTCGCGTCCCGAAGATTCGCGCCCCCAAGATTCGCGTCCTCAGCAATAGCAGTCTCAACCGCATGACGTGCAATCATTCCAGATTCCATACCGTCAGGGATTTCACAAGAGAAAAGGACCTCACCAGTCCAGCGATTTTTAATTTCGTAATTCTGTGTCATAATGACCTCACTTCTTAAAACCCCTGTTTGAATTTGACCGTTCGCAGGGGTTTTGTTTATATTGTGAGATCATAGTAAACACAGCGTTTACTTTAGTCAACTAATTATTTAAACAAATGTTTATTATTTTGTTTTCTTGTTGATAAACATAAAGATAAAAAAAGACCGCATATGGCGGTCTATAGAAAACAAACTGTTTAAATCAAGGTAGCGGGTTCTGTACATTAAAAGCGTATGCTACAACACAGAAGTCCTGATCCATAATATCTTCAGCTGTCAGTATTTCTTCTGGATATTCATCCTTGTTTGCACTAACAATTCGCACACCACCTTTTGGCATCCTGTATAGAAACTTAAATTTAAACAATCCACCGTGATTAATAGCGTAGATTTTTCCATCAATTATATTGGTGCGCCCAACATCAACATACACTGTAGCCCCATTGTTTATCACGGGAGTCATGGAATCACCAAAGGCTGTTAAAGCATAGGCATTGGAGCTTTCTACGCCATATTGACGCAAGGTTGCCTTACTAAGCCTAAGCTTTCGTGTCTCATTGCCAATGATTTCCGCTAAAGAGCCAGAGCCACAAGAAACTAGAACCTCTTTATAAAATGGAACTTCTACTTCATCGTCATCAATAGGTGTGTTTGAATCCCACTCAACAACTTTTGTTATATCGATACTTTCTTTTTCCCCAATCCCAGTAAGAATCCAGTTCGCAGAAACATTAAATTTACTTGATGCTTTCAAGGCCCCAGCTTTAGAAACACCGCGTCTTTTCCAATTAGTAATTGTTTGGGGTGATTCATCGATTAACTTTGCGGTTTCTTCTTGTGTCCTCCCACTCGCTTCCAAAAGCCTTATAACAGAAGGGTGAGGCAGGGTCTCGGTGGTCATTTCAAAATCCAATTGGTTCATTATGCATATTATCCAGAAAAGTAAACATTTTGTGTTAAACAAATGATTTGACACTAGTAAACACACCGTTTACTATGTATTAAACAAATGTTTATTTGAGGCAACCATGACTATCGAGGCTGATAAAGAAGTTCTTTTAAAGCTAGGTGGCTCAACAAAAGTGGCTGAGCTGCTTGGCTACAAAGATAAACAACGGGTACAAAACTGGATGACGCGCGGCATACCTGCAAAGGTAAAGCTTGAGTATCCACATCTTTTTTTAAATCCAAACATTCAAAGAAATACTGCTGCATAAGGACACATAAATGAGTCTGGAAAAGAAATCGACGCATGTTCGTTTATCTCCTGAAATCCATGAACGAGCAAAAACACTTGCTGAAATTAAGGGTAAAGACCTTGCTCAGTACCTCGCATTTCTTCTTGAAAAAGAAATTGTGGGTGAGTGGCATGTACTTAATTTACAAGCAAAATCTTTTGAGCGCTTGGGATTAAAAGCTTTAGTGCGGGATATCTCTACTGAGGTTTGTATTTCAGAGGGATTGGAAGGGATTTGCGGGGATTCAGACAAAGAAAAAGCCTGATGGGAAAGATCAGGCTTAGGCATTCATAAACTTACAAGGTAATGAACATGAGTAATTTAACAGAACATAAGTGCGCTGGCAAATGTCCAGAGTTTAAAGGGGAACAGTGCCATCACTGTTTGATTCAGAAAATTGAAAAACGTGAGTTTGAATTGGGTGTTGCGCCTGATAGTGCGTATGTGAAATGTGGTACCAGCCAAGTGATAGATTGCACTGGAATTTCCTCAAAAAAAGTTGAGCTGCAATTTAAGGTAGGTGATGTAGTTGTGACTACAAGTCCAGAATTTAATGACGATTTATTAATAGTCACATTAATTTTAGATAAACCTCATCTTTTACATCCTTGTGCATTTTTGGAGGATCCAAAAGGAGAACCCAAATTGCGTGGTTTCCCAATTTTACGACATGCCACACCAGCTGAACTTAAAGCAAAAAAACGCTTAATGACAAATCCAATCTGTCCATACTGCAATAAAGAGTCTGATGGGGTAGATGGCACAGCCATTTACCCTCATAGACCAGACCTGTCACATAAATGGTTCTACCAATGTGTGCCTTGTGATGCCTATGTTGGTTGTCACCCTGGTACTAAAAACTCACTTGGTCGATTGGCAAATGCTGAACTTAGAAAATGGAAGTCTATAGCACATCGAGTGTTTGATCCGTTATGGCGTGATGGACACATGAAGCGCAAGGAAGCCTATAAAGCTTTGGCTGAAGTAATGAATATTCATCCAAATGACTGCCATATTGGGATGTTTGATGTTGATCAGTGCAAAAAAGTTTATTCAATTTGCATGAATGAACAAATCAAGAAGGTGACATCATGATTGATAACACCTCAATTCTCGCCCTAACTGACATTATCCAATTGCCTGAAGCTGAACGCTTACAGGCAATCAAGGATAAGTTTTCAGCAAAATCACATGATGAATTACTTAATTTACTTGGCAATGTTTTAAATGTCGCTGTGAATTATGCCCAATCGTGTGATGAAACATTGTATTTACACCTTGTCACCACTGGCGATATGCACCCATACGCAATTGAGAAGCTTATTTCTCCTAGTTTTCACGGTGCTTTGAATGGGCTGATCTTGGCACAAAAGGCTCCTAATCAAGATGTTCTATGCGAATCATGTGCTTATCGCTGCGGTACTTTAGCAAATCATTGTCTTTCTACTCAATCTGACTTGGCTCATGCCTTGGAGTCGGATGCAGTTTTCTATTGTCATAAAGATATTGAGAATCTGGATTGTCCGACCAGTGAAGACAAGACGCGTATGAAGCCATGCAAAGGCTGGGCACAGCATGTGAAAAACAAGGGGGCGGCAGCATGAAAAAGAAGCGCACCAAAAAGTTTAATCCAAACAAATTATTGCCTTCACAGGTAAAACAGCTTCAACAGGCAGCACAGTACAAAAAAGATATTTCTGAAACTTATGAAATGAGTATGGAATTTATCTCATCTCATGTACGTGACTTCATTGAAGACAAAAAAATCGGGGAAAAGTCTTTATTAGATAAATTCCCTCATGCTGAAACACTACCTTATCACTTCACTATTGGTGCATATGACTATCAGGATTTATCCATTGCTTTAATTCTTGGTCATGTTGAACAACCAGAAGCATGGAAATTATCTGCTGATATTCACATGATGAATCTTGATGATTTGAGCAAACCAATGGTCACGGTTGAATTTCGTCGTGATTTGCCAAGCATGAGCCATATCGAATTATTACGTGGCAAGAAAGATTGCAAAATTGATCTTGGCCACGGATTGAAAAAGGTTGGTTGGCTTGGTTTGGATCAGGAAATCATTAAAGAAATCGAATCTCAGAAAAATATACCTGAGGATTTTGGTATTGAACAAATTCAGGTCCTTATCGAAGCTGATATTAAATTTATCAATACCAAGTGCTACCAGGAATTTTTAGCAGTTGCTGAGTGGGTAAATGCTGGACATGAATTAGCTGAAGATCGTTTACGTAAATTATGGATTGCCGACCAGGTATTAGGTGGTAGCGGTAAAACCATTGGATATGAGGGGGCAGCGTGATTATAGGAGTTGCTGTAAAAGCTGGCGATCTTATGGTCGCCCTACCAAAACCTAACCGCCATGCTGATTGTACCAATATTATTCTGTCACTTGGCTTGGTACCAGATATTCAAAATCAATGGGGGAAATCTGCACATCAGGGTTTCTATTGTGAAAATGGGAAGTTCTATACACGACCACAAGCTTTTTTACATGCAGTTGAATGTGGCCAACAAGAATGGACTGCAAACCAATTAGAGCTAATAGCCTTAGGTGAGATGGAATTTTCTCGCCTTGGGTTATGTAGTGAAGATTTGTGGTGAGGGCAGTATGAATAATCAAAAAATTCAACTAACACCAAAAGAATGCGATGTATCAAATTTCCCATTCATGCCACTGGATATTGATCGACTTTTGAATTCTGAAACATGGATTCTTGGAGGTGATTCAGAAAAAGTTGCAAGCATGACACTTTGGTTGAAATCATGGTCGCAAGTACCTGCGGCAAGTATTCCAAACAATGACAAGATGCTTGCGCATTTGTCGGGCATGGGTAGCAAGTGGAAAAAGGTAAAAGAACACGCATTACGCGGCTGGGTAGATGGTGGTGATGGGCGTTTATATCATCCTGTAGTGGCCGAGAAAGCACTGGAAGCATGGCTTGAAAAGCTTGCCAGTGCTATCTCTGGGGCACAGGGCAATGCTAAACGATGGGATATTCAGATAGATACTTCTGAGTTACAAAATCAGCTATGCGATGCAGTTTACCGACTAAAAAGTATCGCACCCCAATCCAAAGCCTTAACAAAGAAGATTGCCAAAATTGTCGAGTCACGATCGGGGGGCGATGGCAACCCTAATCCTGTCGGGATCGCAACAGATAAGACACAGAATAGAATAGATAATATTAATACACACACACTAAGCGCGAGCGAAAACGAAAATCAGGACGAGTCTTGGAAACCTGATTCAAATTTCTTGTTGAACGTGATTCGTGAAAGTGTAGGTGTGCAAGCTCAATCTGTTCTCGATATGTCTGATTTTCAATTTCATCTCGGAAACTTCAACGCTCATTGGGAAAACAAAACTGATCTCACTGAAAATCAGCGAACGCGGAAGTTTGCTCAGTGGTTGATTCTTGAATTCAAGAAAATTAAAACCTCTGGACAACAAAAATCAACAAGTAAAACCACATCAGGCGTTAACCGCAATGTAAACGATGCTTGGCCAGAAATTCCTGAATATGCGCCTGCTGTGGACGACATTGATTTGGGAGGCATGGTATGAACGCAATGCACAAACAATTTCAACCTGAAATTCAATATTCAAATGAATTTTGCGCCGAACACAAGGAACCAAAAATCTTGATGTTTGGTCGCTCAACATGCCCAACATGCGCAAGAGAATTGCTTGATCAGGCACAAGTCGAGCATGACAAATCTGTAAATCAGATGGTTCGTAACAAGCATTTCGCAGGGGCAATGTTGCCTGATCGACATGCTGATAGCGGATTCAAAAATTACCTAGTGCATGATGGTGGCCAGAGAACTGCCAAGGCTGAATGCCATTCATTTGCAGCGGATCAGATCAAGAGTCAAAGACGCAATTTAATTATGGTAGGTCGCACGGGAACGGGTAAAACACATCTTGCATGCGCCGTGGCTCGTAATGTTTTAGATGCTCGAAAATACGTTCGGTATATCACATCTGAGGACATGGCCAACGAAATCGCAAATGCATGGACTAAGCCTGATGACAGCGAAGCATCAGCAATTTATCGATTCACTGAATACGATCTTTTGATACTCGATGAATACGGCTTGCATGATCAACATGAGAAGCGTCTAGCACTCGTTCACAAAGTTTTGTACGCACGTTACGACGCAAAAAAATCAACCATGCTGATTTCAAACTGGACGATTGAGCAGCTCAAGGAAAACTTGGGTGATCGTTTATGGTCACGTTTTCAGCATGATGGTTTGACGATTGTGAATTGCAATTGGGCTGACCAAAGAACGGGTGGCACACGATGAAAAACAATAACCCAAGACCAGTTGCCCAACGATGCGAAGTATTTCAGAACGTGTTTGATATTTTGTTGTTTGCTAGTCATGCGACAAAACCATTCACAAGCCGCGATATTCAAGAATGTGTGATGGAAGCACCAATCAACACGATTCAAAACTATTTGGCTGATTTAAAGGAGCGCGGATATATCAAGAAAGACTCAAATCGAACTTATGTAGCAACGCAGTTCACTAAAGACTCAAATCGAACTTATGTAGCAACGCAGTTCACTAAAGACTTATTGAATGTTGAAGGGAAGATTAAGCCATGACAGCAACAACAGTAGAAGAATGGGTAGCGCAAGGCAATCAAATTACGGTGATTAATGGTTTCACAGGCATTGCGCCAAAGCAAAAATTTAACAATCGTGAAGTGAAGCTGCGTGGTCGAGCTAAAACACAAACGCAGATGTCAAGACTCAATGAAGAACAAGCGAAAGAATTAAGCGATTGGCTAGATGCGAAACTAGGTCGAACTTTGGCTTTAGCGAATTATATGAATTGTTCGGCTACAAAGATCGGACTGATCAAAAATCGTAAAACACCATGCTCTAAAACCCAATTTGAAATGATGAAAAAGGGGATGAGAGCGATTGAGGGGTAAGTCATGACTAACGTACATAAATTTGTAGCAGAGAAAGGGATTGATAGAGCGAGAGAGGTATTAGATGGTGCGCCAGAGTGGGCTAATTTTTGGATAAGTAGAGATCAATATCATTGCTCTGTTATGAGCTTTAAAAGGAATTAAGAAATGAATAGTCGTGAAGCGTTTGAGAGAGTATTCAGTAATTCATGTGTTGATCTCAGTAAAGATGAAACAGGTGAATATTCATCTCAACCAACAAGAATGTGCTACTCGTTTTTTGTTGTTGGGTGGCAAGAACAGCAAAAGCGGATTGATGAACTTAATCAAAATAATGAGAAATTGAGACTTGATCATGCTGCTTACAAGAAGGGAGTGAAAAATATTATTCAGGAAAAACTAAAACAAATAGAAGGAAGGAATTTCACTATTGCAGCAATGGAACGATCTTTCGTTTTAGCTAATGCGAAAGTTGATGAGTTGCAGGCGCGGGTGGATGCAGCATTAAAAGAGACTCAACATGCTTCACGGTATGTGGAGGAGGATATGCGTGGTAATCATGAGTTTCTACAAATGGCCATGATTCGAACATTTAAGTCTTTAGCGCAAGCACTCAAAGGCGGTGAAGTATGAGCGAATACATGCAGATGACACTTGAGCAGCTTCAAAAAGAGCACGCTGAATTGCTTCAATTTAATGAGGGTCTTGATAAGAAATATAAGCATCATGCGGCAAGAGCTGAAAAATATAAACGCAAATGTGAAGCAATCGAAAGTCTTTTGATCAATCCAGTTGATCAGGATATGACGCTTAAAGCAATCAAAACAGTCATTGAAAGAGTAGGTGAATCATGAACACAACATTCAAAGACGCTCAACGGATTCAATCAAAAAAGATTGCACGTTCTAAGAAGTTCAATCGTGTGCCGACCGAAGATCAAGAGCAAATCACAGTCATGTCATGGGCGCATCGAGTGAAGTTCAAAGACGGACGGTTGAGTGATTATTTATTTCACATTCCCAATGGTGGGTCAAGAAATATCATTGAAGCGACGAAGCTTAAAAAGATGGGAGTAAAGGCAGGTGTACCAGATTTACAGCTCATTGTTCCTAATGGTCAAGCTCATGGGTTATGGATTGAATTGAAAGCACAAAAAGGCAAGTTGCAACCAAGTCAGAAAATCATGATTCAGCGTTTAGAGGCGCAGGGTTATCTGTGCAAAGTCTGCTTCGGTGCAGATGAGGCGATTAACGAAATTAAGAAGTATTTGATGCTTGAAGCAGCATAAGGGGAAAGGCATGAATGCAGTAGTTGAAAAATTATCAAATCTTGAATGGGTTGGTCAGCAAATGAGAGCTAAAACAGCAAGCTATGAAGCATCTACTGCATCGACAGGAGAAAAGGCAGCAAACTGGGAAGATCGTTGCGGTGCTATTGCTTCAATTGAAGACGTGGCAACAAAGGCATATTGTGAATTACTGGTATGGGGTGATTATCGGGACAACACCATGGCATATCATATTTTACATCATCATCTAGCGGCGATTTTATATGAAACTTTAGCAAAGGATGTGCAGCGCGTAAGGTTTGACTTAAAGTCATTTGCTTTCAAGGTAGCAAAGATGGCTTTATTCTTTAATTTGCGCGGAAACAATGTCTTGAAAGCCGAAGACAAGTTGATTTTTTTTGGTATTAAGGAAATGAAGGCTCAAACTTATTTGAAAGGTTATGCGTACCTTGAAAAGATGGTGGATATCGCCCTTGAAGATATGCGTGATGAAATTGATTATTACACTGATATCTATAGAAAAAATTTGAACAAAGCTTATTTGACAAAATAACGGTATATAAGGTAGTATTTTCCTATACTGGTCGTATTACACAGTAAAGTGACCAACTGATAAAAGCTCATCATTCGATGGGTTTTTTGTTGTCTGAATTTAATATAGGTGCTTGTGACGTGCACAAGCGATCTGCCGAGGATCGAGTCATGAAAATTCGTTAGCTTTGAAAGCAACTTGGATTTGTGACGCTGTACAATTTTGTTCAGCTATAAGCGCAAACGGTGGGATACTAAAACAGCCTTATAAATCGGTTTGAATCCAATGTGATTTAGCCACACATTGAGTTAGCCTCAGAGCCATAAATTGTGGGTGGCGCCCCGACCAAGGAAATTGAAAGACACAGAGCAAATCAATAGCTAACTTTGAGATGCTTGTCGTGTTGAGTAACGGTAGATCAGTTGCCGAGCTGATCAATGTCGTAATCTAAGGCAGGGATGTGGCAGATCACCACATCCTTCTTTACGCCATTCGTCTAACTGGATAAGACATCATAATTCTAGTGTGATTGATGTGGGTTCGAGTCCTATATGGCGTGCCAGTTAATTTAGAGAAGTGAATAGCGTCTTAGCGCTCTCAGCAAATCTAAGTGATATGAGCATGGCTCACTTCATCTAAGTTAAAAGGGTGTTTGGTATGGACACAGTTGAAATAAGAAAAAATATCGATATGTACTCAGTAGAATTAAACAAGTATCAAAGCCTATCTCGTCAATTGTTAACACGTGATGAAATGATCTTAGTTGATAAGAAGATTGTGCAATTCAAAGAGTTTATTAAGAATCTGCGGATAATGCTTGATGCGCGACAGTAAGCGATTGGCAGCAATCAGAAAGCTGCCTTGTGTGAAGTGTGGTAACCCAAATAGTCAGGCAGCGCATTCTAATTTTGGTGAACATGGTAAGGGTAAGGGGATTAAAGCAGATGATCAATTTACAATTCCGTTATGTCATTCTTGCCATAGTGATTTTGATCAATACAAAACGATGGGTAGAGAAGAATCAAAAGAATGGTTTGTGAAGATGCTGGAAAAGACTGAAAGGATGTTGCTAATTAGGGTAAAAGAAGATATTTTTTAAATATTAATTTTAATTTGTTTGGGGTGCGAATTGGCAACACAAGGATATGTCGTGGGGGTTGAGATTCCTGAAAATAAATGCCCGAGAATAATAAGGAATCGACAACAGTTAATAAAAGATGGCGTAGCAACGGTTTTTCTTGCAAATAACACAACATCAGAAGATGCAGAAAATGGTGTTACCAGATACGGTATATCAGGTGGAAGGATAGCAATAGTAGTAACGCAGGAAACTTTTGAAAGAGATAAGACTGAATATGAAGAATACCTAAAATCACGCTTTGGAAGGGAATGGAAGATTAAGTTACTTCCATTGAAAAGGTAGATCGTAGAACAATATTAAAAGGCTGGAGAGTGAAATGGGTTATTTAGTAAAGCTGCTTGACAGTAATGAATATTTTATCCCAAGTGAAGATGGTGATGTAACAACAACCGCTGATAGAGGATTGGCTAGGCAAATAGGCGTATTTGGTAGCTATGATGAAGCCAATGATACAGCACAGACGTTTAGTAAAGATATGATTTTAGATAGAGATTATTCTATTGAAAAAATTTAACCACAGTTGAGAGTTTAAGCCACCTTCGGGTGGTTTTTTATTGAGGTGACGCATGAAAGCGCAAACATTCGTCATCAAAGATCATGCTCAAATTACAAGTGTTATCGCATTCCTACATACAAACTACACCAAAGCCAATTTCGAGAATAAGCCACTTGTTGTTCGGGTGGATCAGAAGGAAGATGACCGCAGTAAGGCGCAAAACCGCTTGTACTGGAAATGGCTTACACAGTGGGCAAAGCATCAAGGCTCTGATAAAGACACTGAGCATTTGTTCTTCAAACGAAAGTTTCTATCTGTCATCTTTTATCGTGATGATGTGGGTCAGTATCGAAATACGTTTGATGCAGTCAAAGTATTAAAACAACAGAAACATCCAATGTATCAATATGTGGCATCAGGATTGAATGAACTGATCAGCACAACAGACGCAAGTGTTCAACAATTCACTGAGTATCTAAATGACATTCATGCGTTTTGTAATAAGCAGGGGTGTTGGTTGGAAACGCCTGAAGATTTGATGTGGGTGATGGAGAGTAGGGTATGACATGTAAATCATGTGAAGAAAGGCGTGAATGGATTAAACAGCAATATGAACGAGCAAAAGAACGAACAGCAGCAGCTATCAAGCGAATTACTGGCGCTGATGCAGAAGATAGTGGAGCAGAACACAACACTGATTCAGCAGATAGCGAACAAGGATCAGATAATTCTGGCAGCACTGGAACAGAGCAACGAACTCCTGTTGCAACTAAGCGAACAGGAAGACGAACTGCCAAGATCGAGAACGATTGATTGAGGTGAGTATGTCTAGAAGACTGGTATTAAAACGAACGCAAGGTTCTAAAGGATCGCTAGCATTACATGATGCAATTACTGGTGAATTACTTGTATCACAACAGGAACTCAAGATTGAATCACACCCGAATGGTTATGTTGAGCTTAACGTTAAGTTCATCGTAGATGGTGATCGGTTGAGAATAGTAGGTGATCATGAAACTACGGACATTAAAGCCGAGACTCCAAACTACCAAGACGCCTAAACAATCTAACTGGGGTCAAGGACGTGGTGGTCGCCCATGGCGAAGACTTAAAGCAAGCATTCATTTAAGAGATAAGTACACATGCCAGTGTTGTGGTGTTGTAACTATGGAGCTTGAGCTTGATCATATTGTGAATGTGGCTCAGGGTGGTAATGATGAGGAAAGCAATCTTCAATCGTTATGTGTGCCTTGTCATAAAGAGAAGACATTGAGGGAGAGTGGGCAGTGGGTAATAAAACAATAGAAGATATGGTCCATGATTACGCTATAGCAAGCATTCAATCTGGTAAGTCGGTAACACTGGATGATGTTAAGAGCTTTTGCCTTTTGGCTAGAGATGTAAAACAAGAGGCTAAGCGAGCACAGCAATCCATAACCCAAGATGAACAGCGCCGGAGATGGTGAATTTAATTATTAAAATTTGCATCAAAATGGTGCGTAAAATATCAGCAGGCAGGGGGGAGGGTAAAAGTTTTTTGCTGAAAAGCTACGGACACCACCGCCCACATCATTTATAAAAAAATTTCCCATTTCACAAATATGTTAAGCGGAGGTAAACATGGCATTAACAGAAAAAAAGAAAATGTTTGCTCTTGCAAAACACAAAGGAATGGATAATAAAAATGCTGCAATGTCAGCAGGTTGCTCAGAAAAAACAGCATCAGCAGCAGCAACAAGATTTATGAAAGACCAAGATGTAATTGATTACCTTGATCGACTTTCTACCGCCAAACCTGAACAAGTTGTTAATCACACTGTTAAGCCAATCGCCACCACAACAAACGTGGTTAATGCTAAAGCGTTAATGGATCCATTGGAGTTTTTGGAATCTGTTTATGCAGATCCTGTTGAAGATATGGCATTGCGTGTGAATGCAGCCAAAGCAGCACTTCCTTATGTTCATGGCAAGGTTGCCGAGAAAGGCAAAAAAGAAACTAAAGCCGAAGATGCGAAGAATGCAACCAAGTCAGGCAAGTTTGGAACTTTAAATAATCAATTACCGAGCTAGTTTATGTCATCAATGTCACCAATCTGGACTACAGCTTGCCCAGATTGGGCGACACGTATTGTCAATAAACAATCTTTAATGCCTTGTGACCCATTATTTCCACAAGTTGCCGATGTTGCAGAGCGAATTTTTAATGAATTAATCCTAGTTGATGTGATGGATTCACCAAAAATGGGTGAAGTCACGTTGCCGTGGGTAATTGAGTTTGTTCGGGCCATATTTGGTGCATATAACCCACAAACAAAACGAAGATTAATTCGTGAATTTTTCTTACTGATTTCCAAGAAGAATACAAAGTCAACCATTGCAGCGGGTGTAATGCTTGTTGCTCTGCTGCTTAATGACCGTCTCTCTGCCGAGTTAATTATCTTGGCTCCGACAAAAGAAGTCGCAGACAATAGTTTTAACCCCATCCGTGACTTTATCCGGGCTGATGAAGAACTCAGTGCAATGATCAATGTGTCTGAGCACACAAAAACTGTTACTCACTTGGGTACAGGTGCAACGCTTAAGGTTATTGCAGCGGAATCTAATGCAGCAGCAGGCAAAAAAGCATCAATTATCTTGATCGATGAGGTCTGGCTCTTCGGCAAACGTGCTAACGCTGAGTCAATGTTTCGTGAAGCAAAAGGTGGTTTGGCGTCACGTCCTGAAGGTTGCGTGATTTATCTGTCTACCATGTCAGATGAAGTGCCATGTGGTGTATTTAAGCAACTCCTGGACTATGCCCGTGATGTGAGGGACGGAATAAAAGAGGATAAAGGGTTTTTACCGCTTATCTACGAGTTCCCTAAGCACTTAGTTGAAGCAGGTGAACACTTAAAGCCCGAAAACTTCTACATTACAAACCCGAACTTGGGTGCATCAGTTGATCTTGAATACCTGATTTCAGAGTTTAAAAAGGTTCAGGATGCAGGTGAGGAATCACTTAGAGATTTTTTGGCCAAACATTTAAACATCGAAATTGGCATGAACCTTCGTGCTAATCGTTGGGCAGGTGCAGAGTATTGGAATCAGCAAAAACATGTCTTTGGTTTAGATCAAATCATCGAACAATCTGACGTTATCACTCTCGGTATAGATGGTGGTGGTTTAGATGACTTGTTGGGATTTGCTGCATTAGGGCGATTGAAAAGAGATCCTCGTATCTGGTGGTTGTGGAATCATGCATGGGCCAACAAAACAGCATTAGAGCGACGCAAGGAAAACATTCCAAAATACCAAGATTTCCAGACCGAGCAATCACTCACTGTAGTTGATCAGGTGGGCGATGATATTGATCAACTCGCAGCAATTGCCAAGAAAGTTTATGACAGTGGCAAGCTTAATAAGATTGGTTTGGATCCGCTCGGATTGGGTGGTTTGCTAGATGGTTTACTGGAAGCGGGAATACCAGAGGATGCTATGTTTGGTGTACCACAAGGTCACAAGCTGATGTCCTACATTTTAACGACTGAACGCAAATTGGCTGAAGGCAACTTATTCCATGCAGGGCAGCAGCTTATGACGTGGGCGGCAGGCAATGCGCGTGTAGTGATGATTGGCAATGGTATGCGAATAACCAAGCAAGAATCTGGAATCGGGAAGATTGACCCTTTGATTGCCACGTTTAATGCGGTGGCGCTTATGTCAATGAACCCAGAACCAAGCACAAAAGAATACAACGTCTTTTTCGTATAAAACACATTTCACATATAACCGCCTTAATTGGTGGTTTTTGCATTTTGGAGGGGCTATGACTGCTCTGCATAAATCATTTGGCTCATTCGAGATCAAAGCCGTTGACGAAGAAAAGCGAACTTTTAAAGGGGTGGCAAGCACACCCAATCAGGATCGAGCAAAAGACATCATGGTTCCCACAGGTGCCAAGTTCACTTTGCCAATGCCATTACTTTTTCACCACGACCATAAATCACCAATTGGTCATGTCACGGATGTGAAAGTGACCAGTAAAGGGATTGAGGTTGAAATTCATCTTCCAAAGATAGAAGAAGAAGGCGCATTGAAAGCCCGAATTGAAGAGGCTTATCAGTCCTTGAAACACAACCTCATCAAGGGTCTATCCGTTGGGTTTCTCCCAAATTGGGATGACGCGGAAATGATCAAAGGTGGTGGCATAAAATTTAATGATTGGGAGTTTTATGAACTTTCCTTAGTCACCATTCCATGCAATCGCGAAAGCGAAACAGATTTTAAAAAAGCATTTGAGGAACACAAAGCCGCGTTGGGCAAACAACCTCAGAACGTTCCAGATGGCGATTCATCTGAACAAAAACACGTAATCGTAAAACTAAATAGCCCAACACAGGGTGGAGTAAAACTATGAAAGAATACTTAGCAAAGCTGCTCAAAGCATTGGCAGATAAAAACGCAGCAATGCAAACTGCACTGTCTAAATCAGCAGCAGCAGGCACAACACCTGATGAAGCAACTGAAGCAGAAATTCAGGTTCTTGAAAAAGATATTGAGGCAATTAAGAAAAATATTGCACGTACCGAAGCTCAAATTGCAGAGATTGAAAAAGCGGCAAAAACCGCAACGCCTGTTGCAGGTAATGATCCTGAGGAAGCAAAAAAATCTGCAAAAGGCGATCCTGAGCCAAAAGCTGATCCAAAGGTTGAAGTTAAATCCAATCTTCCTAAAGGGATGCCTTTCGCACAATTTGCTCGTGCAAAAATGCTTGCATGTCATGAGCAAAAACAAGGTCGATTAATGACTGTCGTTGATGCGGCAAAAGCATTAGGTTATGACGAAGCAGTGGTTCAATATGTTGAAAAAGCCACCTTGGGTACCACTACTGATGCTGGTTTCGCTGCGCCACTTGTGCAGCAAGACACATATAAAGGCGATTTCTTAGAATTGCTTCGTAATGCAACCATCTTTGATAAGTTGAAAGGTTATCGTGCTGTTCCGTTTAATGTAAAAATTAACGGGCAATTAAGCGGTGGTACTGCTTCTTGGGTGGGTGAAGGTGCTAAAAAGCCTTTAACTAACCCGACATTCAACAGTATCGAAATCAAAGAGCATAAATTGGCTGCGATTACAGTTTATACGCAAGAATTGTTGCGTCGTGCCGATCCAGCAATTGATCAACTTGTGCTTAATGATTTGATTGAAGCAACCAAAGTGCTGATTGATACCACGTTTCTTGGTACTCAAGCGCAAACCGATGTGACTCCATCGGGTATTCTGAATGGTGTAACAGCAATTGAACCTTCTGGCACTACGGCAGCAGCAATTGAAGCCGATTTGTTAAAACTTATCACGACATTTGTTGCCGCAAACCTTACCACTGACAATGCGTATTTCTTAATGAGTGAAACGCGTGCAATGCAATACGCTTTGCTTCGTGATGCTCTTGGAAATACATATTTCAACGGCATGAGCTTTGCAGGTGCAGCGCGTTCGCTTCTGGGTATTCCAGTCATTACATCACAATCGATTGGCGACAAGATCATTCTTGTAAAAATGAGCGAATTGCTTGTTGCTCAGGACGGTGGTGTTGATGTGGCGTACAGCGATCAAGCAACGCTTGTTGATGGATCTACAACCCATAACCTATGGCAAGAAAACAAATTTGCCATTCGTGTAGAGAAGTTCATCACTTGGGCGAAACGTCGCGCCATTGCAGCGGCATACATTGATTACACGCCTTAATCGGTATATCGATCCAAAACAGCTCCTTAATTGGGGCTGTTTTCATATCTGAACAATGAAAACTCACTGTTGAGCTATGGGAACAGCTATGAAAATTGAATATTTACAGGTTATGCACGATGCCGAAGTAGGCGAAGTGAAAGAAGTTGAAGATTTTGCGGCAAATATCCTTATTAAAACAGGTGTTGCAAAGCCTTATGAAGAGCCTAAAAAGGCTGCAAATCGCACCAAAAAAGACGTAAAAACTGAAGAATAAGGCGGTAAAAATGGGCATTTATGACTGGTTGAGAGGTAAAAAGAGCTATCAAAGTGTCCACAATTCAGGGCAGGGTTGGAATAGCATATTTGTGGCAGAGCCATATTCAGGGGCATGGCAAGAAAATAAGGAAATTACCCGCGAAGATATGACTGCATTTTATGCGGTATTTGCTTGCGTAAGCCTTATCTCTAAAGACATTGGCAAGATGCCTGTTCTGTTAAAAAAGAAGCAGCAAGGTGTCTTAGTTGATGCTTTAACCCCAAAAGAATTACAGCGTGTACTTCAAAAACCGAATAATTACCAAAACTGGCAGCAGTTCAACGAGCAATGGACGCAGAGCCTTTTGCTTAGGGGCAACACCTACGTTTTTAAAATGCGCGATGTTTTTGGTGAGCTGTACCGATTGGTGGTTTTAAACCCTGATTTAGTAACTGTACTTGTTGATGACCAAGCGAATGTGTTTTATCAGCTTACAAACGACCGATTAACACAGGCTGACAATGTAATTGTTCCCGCATCTGAAATCATCCATGACCGCATTAACGCGATTTATCATCCGCTTGTGGGTTTAACACCAATCATGGCGTGTAGTCTGGCGTCTGAACAGGGTATTTCGATTCTCAGAAACTCTAAAAACTTTTTTGCCAACGGATCTAAACCGGGTGGTGTTATTGAGGTGCCTGGGCCATTAGATGCAACAAAAGCCCAAGAGGTGAAAACCAAATGGGATGCAAATTATAGTGGTGCAAATGTGGGTAAAACTGGTCTTTTATCGGATGGAGCAAAATACGTAAACATTTCAATGTCAGCGATAGACAGCCAATTAATTGAACAACTTGGGATGTCTGCTCGTATTGTTTGTACGGCATTTAATGTGCCACCATTTAAAATTGGTGTGACTGATGTTCAGGGTGCAACTAAGGTTTCTGATCTGAATGAAATCTATTATTCAGATTGTCTTCAATCCTATATAGAAGCGCGTGAAAATCTTTTAGATGAGGGATTGGATTTACCGTCTTATGGTGTTGCGGCTTTCCTTGATCTTGATGTTCTAATTCGTATGGATTCATCTAGTAAAATTGCATACTTCAAGGATGGCATCAGTGCAGGCATCTTTGCCCCCAATGAGGCGCGCCAGAAGTTGGGTTATTTACCTGTTAAAGGTGGTGAATCTCCTTATTTACAACAGCAAAACTACAATTTGGAAGCGCTTGCCAAGCGTGATGCTAAAGATGATCCATTCACCAAGAATGATTCAAGCTCAAACCAGTCCGATAATTCTCTTAAATCGCTCTATAAGGGCGTATTCAAAGACGATGTGCAGTACCAAAAAGGTCAGTTCATTACAAAGAATGGCGCACTCTGGCATGTCGAAAACAATCATTTAGGTGAATTTGACCACAAAAACTTTAAATTGTGCGCGAAGGAGTGGACAGAATGAGCTTAGTCACACTCGAAGAAGTCAAACAGCATCTTCGCTACGATGATGACTCCAACGATACGAACCTAGAAATCTACATAAAGGCCGCTGAATCAGCGGTTTTTCGTTATACGGATGAAGTTCATCATGCAGAACCGCCTGAAGAATTTAAATTGGCTGTTCTGGTCTGCGTTGGTTTCTATGACAAGTACCGCAATGCCGAGTCTGACGCGCCAGTTAATGGAAATTACATGCCTCAACCTGTTCAAGCATTGCTATTTCCTTATCGCACGCCTACGGCAATATAGGAGAGAGATATGGGACAAAGCGCAGGTGAATTAAGACACAGAGTTGTAATCCAAAAGTATCAACAAGGTGGTCGAGATGAAGATGGTTTTGAAATCGAAGGTGGCTTGGTTGAATACGCCAAGGTATGGGCCAAAGTAACACCACTTTCAGCCAAAGACCTGATTTCAGCACAAGCAGATCAATCAGAAGTCACAGCACGAATGAAAATTCGTTATCGCACTGACATTGATACCGAAATGCAAGTGGTCTGGAAAGGGCGAGTATTTTCGATCAAGAGTCAGGCGCTTGATGACAACGAAGACTCATATACATATTGCACGTTCTTGTTGGGGCAGGGTGTAGAAAAACCCAAGTGAGGTATTTATGGCGGGAGTGGAGATTAAGCTTGAAGGGTTAGAAGAAGTTTTAAAAAAACTAAATAGATTATCCAACCAAAGGCTTGTTAAAAATGCTGCTAACCGTGCTGCACGAAAAGCCATGAATATTGTTAAAGATGCAGCAAAACAAAATGCAAAAAGAATTGACGACCCAGTAACTCGTGAAGCGATTTATGAGAATGTCACTGTCAGTCAGGGTAAAACCCGCAACAGTTCATACGTGAGAATGCGTGTTGGTATCATGGGTGGTGCTGGATCAAATAGTAAAAGCAAAAAAATTGTATTTAAAGAAAGAAAAAAAAGAGGTGAAGCCAAGCAGGTTCTCGATGACGATACCGTTGCTTTACCGGGCGGGAATACCAAATATTGGCGTTTCATTGAGTTTGGCACATCACACATTCCAGCCACACCTTTTATGCGCCCAGCTTTGGCAAATAACATTCAGCAAGTGACGAATGAGTTTACAGAAGCATTTTCACTTGAACTTGACAAGGAATTACTCAAATGAGCTTCTTACCCATCTACAGAACACTCAATGCAGACAGTGCAGTAAAGGCATTACTCGGTAATGACTTGCGTGTATATGAAGATATTGCACCACTGAATACTGCTGTGCCTTATGCAGTCTGGCAGGAAGTTGGTGGAAGTGCTGAAAATAGTCTTGATTGCCCCGCTAAGACTGATCATGTCATGTATCAAGTGATTGTGTACGACACAAATCAAAAGCGCGCGTATGAAGCACGTGAAGCAATTAGAAGGGCCTTGGAAGTACAAAGCTATATGTTAAATCCGCGAATAAACAACTACGAAACAGACACAAAGTTATTTGCTCGGGGATTTGATGCAAATTGGTTTTTAAGCCGGTAGAAATTAATTAAAAAAGCAAAAAGCCCGTGACTCGTAATCATGGGCTTTTTTGTTGTCTACAACCTTCTGCAGAAGGATGCAAACCATAAATGAATCTTAACATCGGGGACTGGATAGTGAAAGCACTAGAACTCGTACAAACGTATAAATCAGTAAGAATTTTTTGCTATTGGATTATCTTCGTTGTTGCTCTGTTTCCAATAGCTCAAATCATCAAGGCATTAGCAGAATTGCTCGCTGTATTTTACTGAAAATAAACCAAACCAACGCCCTCAATTCGAGGGTTTTTTAATGCCAAAAATTGAGGAGTACTACTCATGGCGAACGTACGTGTAAACGGTATGGGAATTTATGTATACGATGGCACAGCCATTACAAAAATTAACTGTATCAAAACTATTGATTTTGGCTCTGATTCAACGACTCGTATTGAAAATACCTGTCTCGATGAGCCGAATACAAAATCCTATGTATCGGGCTTATCTGATCCGGGTCAAGGCTCAATTGGCTACGACTTCGATGATGAAAATACATCACACGACAAACTAGAAGAATGGGCTAGAGATAAAAAACAAAACTTGCAGTTCTATATCGGCTCTAGAGATAGCAATGATGCACCGACACTAACAGGTGGTAGCGTTACTTTGCCTGAAACTCGTACTTGGTGGTCGTTTATGGGTGGTTTATCAAGCCCTGCACCAACATTTGAAGCCGATGCATTGGTTGCATACACCATTACACTGGAACGATCAACCGAAGTAATCCGTACACCAAAAACCTAATTCACGCCCCAGAAGGGGCTTTTACTTTTGAGAATTAAAATGGCTAAAGTTGATTTTAAAAAATCGAAAAATGTCACAAAGGTTGGCGTACCAATCGCACGACAGGTTAATTGGTCTGTTATTGTGACAGAACATAATATTGAAGAAATGCGCCAATTGACGGAATCACCAGACTTGGCAGTTGGTGACAATGCTGATCTTGACGGTGAAGTTTTCATTAAGCGCATGACCTTTAAAGCAGGTCGTGACGCTGCAAAGGCATTCGATTGGGATATTAACTATGATGATCCTGAAAAATCGAAATTAAAATCCATTGACTCTGAGCAGCTTCAAGCAAGTCAATTGCTAGGAAGTGTCTGCATTGATGAAAAAGGAACCCCGTTTTTTGATTCACTTCAGGAAGTCTATGACTCTGATCCAGCGTTCATTATTGCCCTACACAAGCTCGCCGATGACGTGAATAACTTCATGGGAAAGTCACGGACGAAGACCTCGAACGAAACGAACTCCTCTGTGAACTTGTCCTCAACGGAATTGGCGGAAGAAGCATCGCAGAAGCCGAGCAAAAAATAAGTCTGTCTGAAATGGCGATATGGAAAGCGTATCGCCTGAAGCATGGCAGCCTAAACATTGGTCGTCGGATCGAGCAAGCGATTGGTAATGCACTTGCATTTTATGCCAATTCAAATCGCGGTAAAAATGGTAAAGAGATTTCACCCTACGCTTTTATGCCCCACGAACAAAAGCCAAAAGTCATTGAAATGGATGCTGAGGATTATTTGAATAGCATGGTGGGGCGTTAGTCTGCCACCATGTCATAAACCTGATTGTTGAATTAATAAATAGATTGATGAATTTTATAAAAAAATAGAAATTTTTTGATTTAATTGATAGATTGATATCGTGCTCATCGTTTAAGTTATATTTATTATGCGCAACCAAGCAATGAAGAGGGCTTTAATGCCCATTAAGAAAGAAATTAAAAAATTTGGTGGTGTTACTATTAATCTGCCAAAACGCTTTGGTTTTAAAAATCATGGCATTATGGATTTTGATGGGATATTGAAGTACTTTGATTGGAGTTTAGAAAATATTCAGGTAAGGATTGATTTTACAGAGTGTACATCAGCTGACTATCAAGCAATATCTTTGATTGTTATTTACTCTTGGTACTTGAAAAGTAGAGGTTGCACTGTAGATCATGTTATTGATAAATCTGCATATCGTGACGCTAGTGTAATGTGGAAAAGATTAGGGGCTCTGGGTAGCTTTAATGTTCTTTTTCATACCTACCAGCAATTTAAAGGGGATAATTACAAACCACTATTTGCATTAAGAAAAGAATCTAATGGTAAAGATTTCAAGGATATTCTTTCTGCCATTGAGCGTTACACGGGTGAATTTGATATTTCTTATACGGATACTTTGAGCTATGTACTAAGTGAATTAATGTATAATGCTTTAGAGCATGGTCCGTCATTTTCTCCACTAACAAACATCAACTTGCCAGCTCTTGTGCAGATGAGCTGGTATCGGAATAAAGGAGAAATGAATTTTATCATTGCAGACTTAGGAATAGGTATCAAAGCTCATATAGAGCAAACATATCCGGGACAAGACTCCAATGAATCTGCGATAAGATTAGCAATTCAGCCAGAAAAATCAGGCACGTTCGCTAACTCTGACCCTTATAACGCGAAAAATAATGCTGGAATGGGCTTGTATTTAACATCAAATATTATCAGGCGCCTTAAAGGCGATATGTATGTTTTATCAAATGATGGATTGGTACATATTTCACCTCGAGATGTAACATCAACAACACTTTCGCACCAGTGGAAAGGTACAATTGCATTTCTATCTATAAAAATAAGTAAAGAAGATAGTAATAATTTAACCGCAATACTTCAAGAATTGAGGCAGAATGCTGAACAAGAACGAAGTTTTTTAAGAAATGAGGAAGTTGATCAACAATTTGTTTTATACATGACAAATTATTTTGGTGATCATGCTGAGTTGAAATCTGAAGCAATAAATATAAGAGATAAATATTTACTTCCTGCTATCGAAAGTGGTAAAAAAGTAATTATAGATTGTAAAAATATCAAAAGGGCTCCGCATAGCTTTTTGAATGCTCTTTTAGCGACGCCTATAACGCGCTTAGGAATGTCTGCGTATAAAAGAATAAAAGTTATCAATGCTGAGCCAGATATAAGAGAAACAATCGATTTTATTTTTGAAGATAACACCAACTAATAAGATGGAGTAGAAGACCTATGAAAAAAGAAAAAGGCTATTAAGTTAAGCTAAAGTTCTCGACTGCGATGCTTGATACGATAGTTTTCTTGCTAGAAACGCAAACCAAGCCACCTTCGGGTGGTTTTTTAGTGAGTGTAATATGGCAACAGGCTCCTTTTTAAGCTAACCTCATTCGCCTTTATGCCCCACGAACAGAAGCCTAAAGTGATTGAAATGGATGCAGAGGATTATTTAAATAGTTGGGTGGGGCGTTAAAAGCCCCGAAGGGCTTTTTTTATTATCAAATACCACCCTGAACAATCTTAGTTAAATTATCAACAGATTGAATTAAGCTATTAATTTTATCTTGCTGCTCTTTAAGCATAATTTCCATCATATGCATTTCAAATTCATGGGAAATCTGAGCTTCAAAGCTTTGTTCTAGGCGAGCAATAATTTCTTGATTCATTGATCTTGTGTTTTCTTTAGCAGCAGTAGCAATCTTGTCACGCATTTCTTCCGACCAGCGCAGATTGTATTGAATAGTTAGATTCCCACCATTATTGCTCATTGAAACACCTTGCTAATAGAGTTATAGCGTTATAACTCAACGCATAATAATTCTATTATTCAGGTATTGACAATACTACCTGATTAATTCTATATTAATAATACCTGATTGATAGGAGGTAAATATGACAGGAATAACCAAGCCTCAACGCAAGATGCAATTTAATTTGCGAATTGAGCATGAACTTCACGAATGGCTTAAAAAAACAGCAGAGGAGAATGAACGACCAGTTAATTATGTAATAACGCAAGCAATTAAAAATATGCGAAAGCAATCTGAAGGTGCGAAAGCATGAAATCAACAGACAACAAAAAAGCCCAACACTTGCAGGCAGAGGGCTTTGATGAAGTCAACAATATAGGAAAGTCAACATGACCAGTTTAACACAAAACTTTTTAAACCCAAACAATAAGCCTTTAACTATTGGTGAATTTACAATACACCAAGATGAAGATGGGCGTTATTGCTTAAACGACCTACATCGCGCGTCTGGTGGAGAGGACAAACATAAACCTAAATATTGGGTTAACTTGGTTCAAACCAAAGATTTGGTTAACGAAATATGCAAGGGCGAGATCCCGCCCTTGGAGCAAGATCGCCTAGTAAAAACAGTTCATGGTGGAAACAATCGAGGTACATATGTTTCTAAGGACTTGGTTTATTCATATGCAATGTGGATTAGCCCGAAATTCCACTTAATGGTGATTCGTGCTTATGACTCACTGGTGATGGAGTGGATTCTTAACGAGAAGCAAACCATTTCACCAGATCAAGCAGGCATTCTTTATAACATTGTTCATACGCGTGCAGCGGGCAATCAAAAAATTATCATGCAAATGTGGAGTCGTTTAAAGAATCACTTTAAATATTCTGCAAGTTATCGAGAGCTTAAGGCATTCCATTTTGAAGATGCTAAACACTATCTTGAGGTGATGGATTTAAAAGCCAAGCCAGAGAAACATGAAGAAGGCGATACCTTAGAAAAGTTGCAGTCTTTTCTTGATAACTTGGCGCATCGTTATCCAACCTTGCAAAACCCTATGGCACACGAAATAGCAGTTCGGTTTAGTGAAATATTGAAGTATCAAGATTTAAATGATGAGCGGTTGTTTTATTATGTCGCTATCAATAAAGGGAAACTGGTTGTATTGCCACAAACTGTTCATCATGGGGTGGTGGATTTAGTTAAGCTTAGTGAAGCCTTTGAACCTCTACACGAGTTCATGATGGGTTATGAGATTTACAGTCAAGCTAGAGCATTGAAGAAGCTGCCACTAAAACCAGTACCACGATAGGCAAGCCTTTCATTTAAGAAAATTTTAAGCTAACCTCATTAAGTCTACTTAATGGGGTTTTGGTGTGAAAAAAGTATTATTAATTTTTTTAATTTTCCTATGCAAGCCTGCTTTAGCTGATGAATGGCATGTTGAATGCAAAATAGACCACATTACCGATAAAAAACTATGCATTCTACAAAAAGATAGTTTTTGGTTGTTTCGCAATGAAAATATGTATTTTATCAAAATAGGTGATAATAATTATCCTGGAACGCAAGCTATTCTTAAAACAGAATATTTAAATCATATATACACATCTAACCAAGATGGTATATTTGATGTGCCAGACTTTATTATCTATTCAATGAAGCGTAGTAAAAATATTAAGACCAGATTTCAACGATGGCCGAGTTTAGCTTATTTAGATAATACAATTAACCTAAATGGTTTTAATAAAAAACTAAATGAGATGGATTTAATGTATAAAAAGTTGAAATGATATAATCACTTGTAAAACCCCGCTAGTCGGGGTTTTTTATTGCCTAGAGGAAAGTAGATATGGCAACAGCATCATTAGGCCGCCTAACACTTGATCTTGTTGCCAGAACAGCAAGTTTCAGCGAACCACTTAGCAAAGCAGAGCGTCAGGCTCGAAATTCTGGAAAAGGCATAGCCGAATCAATGGATGTTGCATCCATAGCGGTAAAAGGATTGAGCCTTGCCGTTGGCGGCCTATCTGTTGCGGGTATGGTTGCTTATAGTGAAAAGGTGATTAATGCGGGCAATGATATTCAAAGATTCTCTAAGCTTGCCAATGCATCTGTTAGTCAATTTCAGTATTACGCTAAGGGTGCTGAAACTGCGGGTATTTCGATTGAGTCTTTTGCAGACAAGATGAAAGACATGCAGGACAGAATTGGCGATTTCCAACAAACAGGTGGTGGGCCTTTAGCTGATTTCTTTACTAACATTGCACCAAGAGTCGGTGTCACAATCCAACAATTTCAAAAATTATCAGGGCCAGAGGCGCTACAGCTTTTCTATAATTCATTAGAAAAAGCAGGCGCATCAGCTAATGACATGAAATTTTATATGGAACAGATTATTAGTGATTCTTCGCTACTGATTCCATTGTTAGAAAAGAATGGTCAGGGCTTTAAGTTCTGGGGTGATGCCGCAAAAAATGCGGGCGCAATCATGTCTGACGACATGGTTAAAAGCCTTGCTGAAGCAAAAGTTAATTTACAACTTTTAGATTTGCAGTGGCAGGGCTTGCAGGCGACATTAATTAACGATGCTATTCCGGTTATAGAGGCCATAGCTGAAAACTGGGATAAAGTTGAAGCGGGTGCTACTGCTTTAGCAACGGTGGTTGGTGTTCGTTTGGCTGCCGCATTCGGTATTGCGGGCGCTCAGGCTGCTGCAAGTCTTATTCAATATACTCGTTACCAAGTTGCTCTGGCACGAATGGCAGGAGAAACCATCACTCTAACTACAGTTACTCGCGGCTTAGGTGGGGCAATGTTGAGCCTTGTTGGTGGTCCATTGGGTTTGATTGCTTTAGGCGTGCAAGTGGCTATTGCAGGTGGCACATACTATGCAATGACTCGCAAAACAGAAGATGCTACTGATGCGTTTGATATGCAGGGTAAATCTATCAGTGAGCTAGTGGATCATTACAATAGCTTAAGTCAAGCTAAGCAACGAGCATTCGCTTATGATGCGGCAAAAGACCTAGAGGCAGACACCGAGGCTTATGAGGCGGCAAAAAATCAAGTCGCAACATACGCAAGCAGTATTGCTGAAACAGTTTTAAAGCAAGGTGAATCGGCGGATAAAATCCGCGCATGGCGACAAGAGTTTATTCAAGGCGCGATTACCGCAGAAGATTTAGCAAATCGTATCGGCTCATTATCTGATGTGACTGATGTTTATAATGCAAATATGGTCAAATACTCTAGTGCCGCCACTTCTGCCAAAGCTAAACTGGATGCTCAAAAAAGTGTAGTATCTTCATTAAAAGTGGCAACAGATGAAGCAAATAACTCACAGAGAGAGCAAACAAAACTTGTAAATGAATCAGCAGGTGCTTGGGAAAAGCTAACTCAAAAACAACGAGAATATATCACTCAACTAAGGAAGGATGCTTCACGTGACTTGTATATAAAAAGCTTGGTTGGGCGTGGCATGGGGGTTGATAAAGCTAATGCTTTAGCTGATGCTCAATCTAGCGCTAATGGTGAAAACGCATTTAAAGTTGGGTTGCCGCAGTCAGTTGTTGATGCAACAATGAAAAACTTTAATCTCAAAAATTATAGTTTTAATAAATCAGAATTGGCTGCGATTGCTAAAGTTCAAGGCATCGCTAAGGCAAATAATTTTGCCCAAATTGAAGGTTTATATGGGTTGCCAGTTGGTACTTTAGCGGCTCTAGTTCTTCAGGAATCAGGTGGAAATCCTAATGCTGTTAGCCCTACAGGTGCCAAAGGCTTATTTCAGACAACATCTATTTTTAGACGTGAATATGGATTAAATGCAAATAGTTCAATTGAAGCTCAAGCTACGGCAGCAGCTAAAGACTTAGCAAAAAAGAGAGCCAAATTTGGTACACAAGATTATGCGTTGATGGCATATAACGCAGGTTCTGATGGCTTAAATTCCTATTTGAACGGAGGATTATCCTCAGATAAGCGGAAAGAGGTTGCGGGGTATGTACCAGGATTTCAAAAATGGTTTGCTGGTGTAAACGGCAAGCCTAGTATCGATAATTCAATTCTGATGCCAACTCAGGCAGATATTTTGGCTCAACAAACACTAGCGGCTCAAGCTCAGAAAGATCTGGATGATAAACGCAAGGAGATTGACGCTCATTATTATACTGACGCTGAAAAACTTGCTAAAGATCATCAAGATCGGATTGAGAAAATAACTCAAGCTTATACTGGAACGGCTGAATTGAAATCACGTTTAGCTCAGGAAGGTGCCTTATATAAAGAGCAATCCACGCAGCTTAAAGTACAACGTGAAGAGGATTATGCAAATTTGACTGCATTTGAAACAGATCGTGTTAAACAGCTTGAAGACTATTATGCGCGTCAAATTGAGCTAGCTAAAACCAGTACAAAAATCAACGAGCAGGAACGGGCTAAGGAAATATCTGGATTGCAACGTAAGCGCGATTTTGAAATTGCTGCTGTTCGACGTGAACAGGATGAACAAGTTCAATCTGCGTTTGAAGCATATTTGAATGAAACTGAAATTGTAGTCAAGCGATATCAAAGGGAACGTGAAGAAATAATTAAAAATTATCAACTCACTAAAGATACTCGCGATAAGCTTTTACAAGCGAATCAAATGAATAGCTTCTTTGCAATGAATCAAGCATCTGACAATGTTTTTCAGCTAGGTCAAAATGCTGCACAAGCGCTATATCAACAAAATGATCCTAACGGTTATGCGCGGTGGGGTCTACAAAACCAGTACTCGAGTGATTTAGGTGGCTTAAACACAGCTTATAACAATCAAGTTTCAGGCATTAATCTAATTGAGGATGAGAATCAACGTAATGCTCAACTTTTGGAGGCTCATGAGCAATACCTTAAAGCTAAGTCAGAAATAACCGCTGACTATAATCAGAAGGAAATTGAGCTAAATACGCAGCTATATTCAAGCAACTTGTCGGCTATGAGTTCTGTTTTTGGTTCAATGGGTGATCTTGTTAAAGGATATGCTGGGGAAAGTTCAGATGCTTATATTGCGATGGTTGCAATTCAAAAAAGTGCAAACTTGGCAAGTGTAATTATGAATGGTTATGCTGCTATTTCTGCTGCTTGGGCATCCGCCCCATTTCCATATAATCTTCCTGCGGTTGGAATGGCGACAGCGCAGACAGGGGTTTTACAGGCTGCTCTTCAAGCATTTACACCAAGCATTACAGGCATGGCCCACAACGGGATAGACAATATCCCAAAAGAGGGAACATGGTTGTTAGATGGTGGTGAGCGTGTACTGAATCCAAAACAGAATCAGGACTTAACCCGATTCTTAAATGATCGCCAGAGTGCAAACAATGGAAGCATTTCAATCAAAGTTGATGTTAACGATTCAGGTGTAAGCACTTCAGGTGCCAATACACAAGATCAGAAGCAGCTCGGCCAAATGATCGGTAATGCAGTCCGCGCCGTGATTCGGCAAGAACAACGGCAGGGTGGATTGTTGTCTAAATAGCCTACTTTAAGTAGGCTTAATTTTTGGAGATTAAGATGCAAGATGATCGAAGTTCTGGCGAAGCCATTTTAGTAGATACGTGTAAAATGCATCTAAGTTCTGTATATCAGGATGAGGATAAAACACGGAATATGCGAGACATGGAATACTGCCGTAAAGTTCAATCTCAAAAGCCTCCCATGACAAATAGTCGGCTAACTGCTCTGCAAGAGCTTCATCGTTTTTTTCAGCAACATACTTGAAAAATGGTTTATCTATTTCCCATAAATCAATTGTTGAAGTATCAATGTTAGGTCGAAAGCAAAATTCTAGATATGACCAATATATGTCCTTATCTGGATCTTTCTCAATCAAACAACCAAGCGTCATTAAAGCTGAATTCTCTTTGTTTAAAAGATAGATTGAATTCTTAAGCAAGGGTGTTTGACTCAGCTCGTGAATTTCGTCAATGCGCTCAGGTTCTTTGACTAAATCAATTGCGCCTATGTTGGTTCGACCATTTTCAAGATCAGCTCTAAATGGCCATCTCTGATATGTTTTTGTCATGTGTGGTTTTATTGTCATGCTATAATTATCTCGTTAGATAGTTGTAGTGACTTAATACTAACATCGAACCCGTTCTTTATAGGACGGGTTTTTATTTGGGAATTTTTAAAGTGAAGAGTCTACGAAAACAGAAAAAACGCTTCAGTCTGAAAGAGTATAAATCCAAAAATAATTCAAAATATTTGAGTCAGGTTTTGGGTAACGCAGTTCGCGACGTGATTCGTCAAGAGCAGCGACAAGGGGGATTGTTAGCAAGATGAGCAACCGAAAACTCACAATTTGCCCCGACTTAGAAGGAAACTCCCAAAACACCAAGTTCACTGTTCTCACAAGTAAATTTGGTGATGGATATGAACAAAACACCAGTGTTGGGATAAACAACAAGTCGAGTACATGGCAATTCACAAAAACTGGAAAAAAGGCTTTGATTTTAGAGATCAAGGCCTTTTTTGATCAACATAAAGGAGCTGATTCGTTTCTTTGGGATTCACCGCTTGATGGTGAGGTGCGTGTCAAAACGGGTGAATACAATCCTGTTTGTTTGGGTGGTGATGTGTGGCGTATATCAACCACCTTCACCCAAGTCTTTTACCCTTAAATAACATCAATCTACACAGCACCTTCGGGTGCTTTTTTTGTGAGTAAAAATTATGGCAAAGCAAACTATCACAACGGGAAATAGTGCAAACGACGGCTCAGGTGATCCAGCCAGAACAGCATTTACGAAAGTGAATAGTAATTTTACTGAGATTTATCAAAAATTTGGTGATGGAAGTAATCTGAACAATTTTGTGCGACAAGGTGGTGGGGTTGGGCAAGTCGATAACATGGTTTACTTGGGTTGGAGTGGCTCAAATTTAAAAGCACAAGTAGACTCAACTGATTTGGGCGAAGTTCAAACATCTGTCAGTAATACAATATTATTTGGCATTGGACAGTCATATATCTCGTTAACGTCTTCAAGGGCATTACAAACAACATATACAAATTCAACCAATAAGCCTATTGCAATATCCGTAATTTTAGCAAATGTGCAATCGGGTACACAAGTCGTATGGTATGTTGCGGAAGCAGCAGTGGCGGCAAACACAATGCAGCAAAATATCACACAACTTGCTATTTATTTTATTGTCCCACCGGGGCAGGCATACAGAATCTCATCATCTTCAGGTTCAGTTGGGTCATGGATGGAGTTACGCTAATGAAATATTACAAAAAAAATGATGATTCAGTTTGGGCATTTGAGCAAGACGGCTCTCAAGATGATCTGATCACTTCAGAATTTACTGTAATGACTGCTGAGGAAATTGATCGTCATTTGAACCCGCATAAATACTTAACTGATGAAGAAAAAGCCGTAATTGCAGCACAACATAAACTTACTCTGGCACAAGCAGAATATGATCGGGTCAGTATTGAAATCACACGTTTGAATGATGCAATTGAAGATGAAGATGGTGATCTCGAAGAATTGAACACTGATAAAGCCGTACTTGTTGATTATCGTAAATCTTTGCGGGCCTTTCTCAAGTCGGATGGTTTAGGGGAGTTACCAGATGAGCCTCAACAGTGATTTTCAAAAGCTGTATGTCGATGGACTGATCACGCTTTATGAACTCGATGCCAGCAGCTTGGGTGCTGGCATTTTACGTTTTCACGGTCATATTTCATATGAAGACTGGCAGAAGATTTATCAGACAGTGGACAGCACCAGCTTTACAGCAGATACAACGCTGATTTCAGCAGATAAACTTTTTGATGTCGGCGGTTCAAAAGTCTGGATGCGAAATATTATCTGGCAGGGTCAAGTGTTTGAGCCGATGGTCATTGAAAGCACAGGCTTTGGTAAAACGACTGATGGTAAAGCTTCGATGCCGACCTTAAGCATGGCAAACAATATCAATGGTGTGCAGGGAGCAGTATCAGCCTATTGCTACCGTTTTGATGATTTTGCAGGTGCAAAACTCAAAGTCATTACCACGTTGGCCAAATATCTTGATGCTGAAAATTTTAGTCAAGGCAATCCGACGTCTTCGAGTGACAGTGAAATCCAGATAGCCTATATCGAGCAAAAGACTTCTTCAAATGATGAACAAGTCGTATTTGAGCTTTCAAATCCAGTCGATTTCGAAGGTAAGAAAATACCGCTGCGCCAGATCACAAATCTCTGCCATTGGGCATGTACTAATGGTTATCGAGGTGAGCAGTGTGGATATACAGGCACTGCTATGTTCACTATGAAAGACGAGCCGACTACTGATCCAAGTCAAGATCGTTGTCCTGGGCGAATGCGATCCTGCCGTTTGCGTTTTGGTGAAAATAAACCTTTGTCACACGGTGGATATCCCGCATCAAGTTTAATTGGGTGAGTTATGAAATTATCTGCTGATGTAAAAAAAGCCATATTTGTACATGCGTCAGACGTTTATCCCGAAGAGTGCTGCGGGTTGATTGTCAATGATCAATACATTGCCTGCCGAAATGTTGCGCCCACGATTTATGACAAATTGGGAAAAGTAAAGCAGGACAAAACGACAAATTTTGAAATTCATCCTGAAGACTTGGCCAATGCTGAGGACATCGGAGGCATTCAAGCTCATGTTCACTCACATCCTGATGGCACTACCAGAGCAACAGAGTTAGATTTGCATCAGATTGAGCTTCACAAAAAGCCATGGTTTATTTGTAGTTTTCCCGATTGGGACATTACTGAGTATCAACCGTATGGATATACCGCCCCGTTATTGGGGCGAAATTTTTTCCATGGTTGGCAAGATTGTTATTCACTGGTGCGTGACTTTTATCAACGTGAACTAGAAATTGTATTGCCAAATTTCCAGCGTGATGATGCTTGGTGGGAAAATAAAGAAAACGTCTCTCTTTATGTTGAAAATTATCGTTCAGCGGGTTTCTATCAGGTTGAATCACCTCAATATGGCGATGTATTGATTTGCCGAGTTGGACGTACTGAACACCCCAATCATGCAGTCATTTGGCTGGGTGATCGATGGCATTTTAAAAGTGAAGACACACCTGCATGCGTGGGCAATTCACTGATCCTTCATCATATGTATGACGCAAAATCGATACGTGAAGTTTACGGCCATGAGTGGCAATCGCGCACGGTTTTAATTCTAAGGCACAAAGATCATGTTAAAGACGATTAAGTTGTATGGCGTCCTTGCTGAAAAGTTTGGGCATCAATTTATGCTGGATGTTTCAAGTACACGTGAAGCGGTACGTGCTTTATCAGTGCTATTACCGGGCTTTGAAAAGTTTATGCTGCATGCACATGAGCGTGGGCTTTGTTTTGCTATTTTTTTTGATGAAGTTAAACAGCATGGATCTCGAAGAAAACAGCCCTATTGCTATGACACCGTTACCAAACGACGTATTACAGGTCGTAATATTGGGAGCAATGAAGTAGATATGGTGACTGAGTCTTCAGTGATCAAGATCGTACCGCGTGTCATGGGTGCAGGCGGTAGCAATGGCATATTACAAGTGGTCTTGGGTGTTGCGCTCATCGTTGCAGGTTTCTGGACTGGTGGAGCTACAACTAATATTGGAGTAGCAATGATTGGCGCAGGTGCTGGCATGCTGGTCGGAGGTATCGCACAAATGTTGATGCCAAAAGCCGAAACCCAAGAACAGAATCAAGATGGCAACCGAGCAAATAAGGGCTTTGGTTCTGCCGTTACGACCATTGCGCAGGGCAATCCAGTATCTATATTACGTGGTGAACGTGAGATCGGCGGATTTGTTGCATCGGCTGGGCAGTTCACAGAAGACATTATGTAAAAATTAAATCCTATTTTAGGCGCTATATAGCGCCTTTTTTTTATGCATGGATCAGATATGGACAATAAAATCATTGGTGCTAAAAAGCAGGCCAATCAATCCCGTGCGCCTGTGATCGCACCAGATTCAGCTCAATCAACCACCACGATAAAGATACTCTACGGACTATCAGAGGGTGAAATTGAAGGCTTGGCAGATGGCTTAAAATCGGTATATCTGGATGATACGCCAGTTCACGATGCCAATGACAATCCAAATTTTGATAATGTTGTTGTAGATTTTCGTTCGGGCACAAACGATCAGGATTACATTGAAGGTTTTCCAGATGTATCTAATGAAATCAATATCAATGTTGAACTTAAAGAAGTCACGCCATGGGTGAGAGCTTTTAGTAATACGGATCTTGATGCTGTTCGAGTGCGCCTAAAATGGGGTGCGTTACGTGTGCAGGATGCAACCACAGGTAATGTCGATGGCATCACTATTCGTTATGCAATTGATCGTCAAACTGATGGTGGTGCGTGGGAAGAGGTTTTAAACACGCAAATTTCAGATAAAACCAGTCCTGATTATCAACGTACCCATCGGATTGAATTACCTCGTGCAGATCAAGGCTGGCTTGTTCGAGTTCGTAGAATTACCCCAAACCAGAATAGCGATTTAATTTCTGACAAAATGTATGTAGCAGCAGTCACAGAAGTGATTGATGTCAAACTGCGCTACCCCAACACTGCATTGCTCGGCCTGCAATACAATGCTGAAACCTTTTCAAATATTGCGAAAATGGCAGCACGCTGTAAAGGGGTTCGCATTCGTGTACCGACCAATTACGATCCTGAAACCCGTCAATATGTTGGTATTTGGGACGGCACTTTTAAATATGCCTATACAAATAATCCAGCATGGCATTTTTATGATGCGTGTATCGATAAACGTCGTGGACTCGGTAATCATCTTGATCAAACCATGGTCGATAAGTGGTCCATTTATCGATTAGGCCAGTACTGTGATGAGTTGGTGCCAGATGGCAAAGGCGGTCAGGAACCACGTTTTACTTTAAACGTCTATCAGCAAGCCCAAGAAGATGCGTATAGCGTACTCGGTAAAATGGCAGGCGTGATGCGTGCTTATATGTTTTGGGATGGTCAAAGCATTGTACTCGATGCTGATATGCCGTCTGATACAGTCTATACCTTTACCCGCGCTAATGTGATCAATGGTCATTTTGAATTTTCGGGTACACGTAAACGTGATCGACATACCATTGCAGTTGTGAATTTCGACAATCCTGATAACCGTTTTAAAACTGAGCAAGAGCCAATTCCAGACGAAGAGGCAATTGCAAAGTACGGCATTAATAAAGTCGAGATTGATGCATGGGGTGTGACTTCACGCGGACAAGCTCAACGCGCAGGTCAGTGGGCATTAAAAACTGAAAAGTACGAAACTCAAACCGTGGTGTTCAAAGTCGGACTTGAAGGTTATATCCCGCAGCCAGGTAAAGTCATCGAAATTGCGGATGAAAGTTTTGCAGGACGTGCCAATGGTGGTCGTATTGCTGCAATTTCTGCTGACTTAAAACAGATCACGCTAGATCGAGATAATGTTGTTTGTCAGGCAGGCGATCGGCTGGTTGTTAATGGTGAAGATGGTAAATCCAAAGCACGGGTCATCCAAAGCATTTCGGAACGTGTTGTGACCGTGGTATCTGCTTTTGAAGAGAATACAGTTTCAGCGCAAAACGTATGGGTTATTGATGCTCAGGATCTGGCGACAATGAAATTTCGTATTGTCTCGATTATACAAAACGATAAGCATCAATTTGAAATCAAGGCAGTTCAATACAATCCGCAAAAGTATGATGCAATCGATTATGGTGCCTACATTGACGAAATCCCCATTACGATTGTAAATCCTGATATGCAACCTGCCGTGGAGTCAGTCAGTTTATCAACCTATGACAAGATCGAACAGGGCATGAATATCGCAGTGATGGTGATTGGATGGCCACAGGCTCAAGGTGCTGTTCGCTATCAAATCGAGTGGCGTAAAGACGATGGTAGCTGGATTAAAATGCCTTTGACGGGCAACAACTCTGTTGAGATTGAAGGAGTATATTCTGGTAATTATCAGGCACGTATCACTGCATTTTCTGCTTTCGATATCGCATCTTTACCGACTTATTCAAGTGTCACCGCCTTATTGGGTAAAAACGGCACACCGCCTGCTTTGGCTAACTTGACGGCAACAGGTATTTTATTTGGTATCCGACTTGAATGGTTGTTTCCAGCAAAGGGCGCATTGGATACAGCTCATACCGAGATTCGTGTCAGTCCAGACGGTGTAAGCAATATCTCAACTTTGGGATTGTTTGCTTATCCAACCACAACACATACCATTCAGGGCTTACAGCCAAACCTTAAGCTTTATTTTCAGGCCCGATTGATTGATCGCTTGGGTAACGTCGGGCCATGGACGGAATGGATTAATGCAACCACATCAGCCGATGCATCTGCGGTACTGGACATCTTGTCTGGAAAAATTACTGAAACGCAACTGCATCAAGATTTGCAGCAGAAAATCGACAAGATTGACGTTATTGAAGGTGATCTGACTGTTTATGATCAGCGTATTCAAGATGCCAAAAATACTGCAGATCAAGCTAATCAGAATTTGGCTGTAGAACGTCAGCAGCGCATCAATGATGTCGGGAAACTTGCAGATGATATGGCATCAGAATCACAGGCTCGCATCAGTGCTGTTCAAAATCTCAGTGATGGTCTGACACATGAAATTCAGCAGCGTGTTGCTGGTGATGAGCATGTCTTGTCTGTTGTTGATACCTATAAGCAAAGTACAGAAAACTCGTTTGCTGCGGTGCGTCAAGAAATTGATGTCGTAGCAGATGATTTGAGTGCTGCATCAACAAAGCTTGATGGTGTCTATGCCAAAGTCACGCCTTTAACTGCGGACCAAGACAACTGGACTGCAGATTCAGGTAGTAATGAAGCGTCAAGCTGGTCGATACAGTCTGCACAGGTCGATGGCGATTCAGCTTTAGGCCAGCGGATTGATACGATCAATGTTGAAGTGGGTGAAAGTCAGGCAGCAATTCAGGAGGAGCGTTCAGCACGTGCATCAGGTGACGAAGCCAATACCCAAGCAATCAACAATTACATTGCGCGTAATGACACAGCGCTTGCATCTGTTAAACAGACTGCTGAAAGCGCTGTCACTGCATCAAGTAGTAACTCAAACGCGATTCAGGCTTTAGACAATCGTGTTGATGTGGCTGAGTCTGATGCATCGGTAGCAAAAACCAATGCGGCCAGTGCAATCAACAAAGCGGAAACGGCAGTCTCTGCTGCGGGATCAGCTTCAAGTCTTGCACAGCAAGCATCTGCAACAGCAACCGCTGCGAGTGATACAGCCGGTACTGCAAATAGTAACGCTTCAAATGCTGTAAACACTGCAAATACTGCGAACAATACAGCAAATGAAGCCAAGACCAATGCAGCCACGGCTCTATCGACTGCCAATGCAGCGGCAAGTGAATCTGCTGCCAATGCCAGCCAGATCAACAGCATTAATGCGGCTTTGGGTGACAAAGCCAGTACCGGTGCACTGAACTCTGTCAAAGCAGAGGTTGATGAAATTGACGGACGATTGACTGCAGCAACTGAAAAAGTTGATGGTGTCTATGCGAAGGTCACACCTTTGACTGCAGACCAGGACAACTGGACTGCGGATAGTGGCAGCAATCAAGCATCAAGCTGGACGATTCAATCTGCCTATACGGATGGTGATTCAGCTTTAGGTCAGCGGATTGATATCGTGAGTGCAACTATGGCTGAGAACGATGCGGTCTATAAAAGTCAGATTAAAGCTACTGCAGATGCAAATAAGGCACTTGTCGAGAAAACTGAAACTATTCAAACATCATTAGGAGAAAATACAGCCTCAATTGAAGAGGTCACACAATCAGTAAATGGTCTCTATGCACAAAAATTCACTAAGATTGATGTGAATGGAAAGGTTATTGGTTGGGGTGGGGCGAACGATGGTGTTGAAGGCATTTTTGTCTTTAACGTCGATTCGCTTGCGATTGGTTCAGGTGATAGCACTGGTTATTACCCATTCATTTTCCGCAACACACCATACACAGATCCAAATACAGGTACTGTTTTTCCTGTCGGTGCTTATATGAAATCTGCGTTTATGGATTATGCTTCTATCGATACTGCTCATATAAAAGATTTGGCGGTTAAGTCTGCTCAAATTGATAATGGTGCTATTACTACGGCTAAGATTGGTGACTTGCAGGTAGATACACTGAAGATTAAAGATCGTGCTGTGACTGCACCGCATTTCATATCAAAAGCTGGAATAACCCCTATTAAGTTAGGACCATTCAACTACTCCCCAAACACATATCCTGTAACAACCTTCTTGGATTGGGGGTTGACTGGCTTACCGCCTAATCAATACGCAATGGTGACAATCGGAGGGGCTATTAAAATTGATATTGATAGTAGTATGGACAGGGTTTCATCAGGTAGTAGGATGTACATCCAAATTGGTGACACCTACGTATACGACAGAAATGTTACAGGCGGGGAGCAGACATGGGAATCTATATCTTGGGGCTACGCCCCAGAAACTGGACAGGCTCAGACGCTACTCGTAAAGACAGACTCTAGTGGAAATCTAAAAATAAAGGCTGTATTTGGTGCAACCACTTTTAATCGTTATGTAGCCGTAATGTTGTCGCATACCGATATATACATGAACGTCTTGGAGCTTAAAAAGTGAGTAAACATCTAGTAAAAATACTTGATAATGGCAAGGTTGATTGCGTTTACAGTTCACCAACGCCCGCTAGTGGGTATGATGATTGGATAAAAACCGACATACAGCCAAATCTTAGCGACTACTGGAACGGGAATGCGTTTGTCAGCATTGGCGAACCACCTTCCATGCACCACATATTCGACTACGCATTTAAGCAATGGGTTGATCCGCGTACGCTGGACGAGATCAAGGCGCAAAAATGGGAGGAGATTAAATCACAGCGCGATCAATTAGAGTTTGGCGGTTTTGAGTTTGAGGACAATATTTATGACTCAGATCAAGTTTCTCAGGGTCGAATTATGGGCGCGGCTGCTGCGGAGGTAGATCAAACATGGACACTTGCAGATAACTCAACAGTTGAATTGACAGCGCAGCAGCTTAAAGAGCTTTACGCTGCTTTGCAGGCACATATTGCAGGCGTTCATGAAAGAGGGCGTATTGCACGACAGAAAATTGAAACTGCTTTGACATATGAAGAAATTGAAGCAGTAAATTTTTAATTTAGAAATTTCTTAGATAGCACCCTAAATTGGGTGCTTTTTTATTGCCAAAAATTAGGAAAAACAATGGATAAAGATGCACTAAAAGAGGTTGTTACAGCAATCATCACTTACGGTTGGATTGTCGTTTTAGCAATGCTAGGAGGTTTGGTGAAATTCATGGATAAGCTCAACAATTCAAAAGAACCAAAACCCCTGAAATACATAATTTTTCGACTTATAGCTGAAATGATTACGAGTGGGTTTGCAGGAATTATCACTGTTCTTCTATGTGTTTACTGGGGAATGCCGATTGTATTAATCGCAGCAATTGCGGGCATAGCAGGGCACTTGGGTGGTAAAGCGATCGATACATTTATTCTTATTTGGAAATCAATTATCAGTGGGGGCAAAGTGCCATGAGTAAAAGAATCACATTACAGCAAATCACAGAAGCTGCCAAAGCCATCAATGTACCAACAGCAGCCTTACAAGCTGTCATGAAAGTTGAAGCCAAGGGCAGTGGATTTAATTCCGACGGTACACCAGTCATTCTTTTTGAACGCCATGTATTTCGGCAGCGCTTAGTTGCAAATGCTAAAGCATCTTTAGCAGACAAAGTGATGCGTGAACGTCCAGATCTATGTGCAAAGTCATCTGGTGGGTATGGTTTGTATTCTGCACAGCACGGTCGTTTGAATGCGGCTTGTCAGTACGATCGAACTTCAGCACTTGAATCTGCTAGTTGGGGTTTAGGGCAGGTGATGGGTTATCACTGGAAAGCTCTAGGCTATGCATCGTTACAAGCATTTATAAATGCAATGTACAAAGATGAAGCATCACAGCTTGATGCGATGTGCCGATTTATCAAAAAAAATGGACTTGATAAATATTTGCGAAATCAGGACTGGAAGAACTTTGCACTGAGTTACAACGGCAAGGAGTATGCAAAGAATAATTATGACATAAAGCTGGCGAATGCTTACAAGGAGTTCTCATGAGTTATTTGTATTTAGTCCTTAAATACTGGCGAGAATGCATCATTGCAGTTCTCGCTTTTTTATTATTGATCTGTTTGTTTATTCAAAATCATCAATTCGAGGGTGAGATATCTATTATTCTTTTTGATGTAGTAGGGCATTATTGA